GGTGGTTTAAATGAGAAAGGGAGAAAGTCTTATGAGAGAGATAATCCTGGTTCTGACTTAAAAGCACCAAGTAAGAAGAAAGGAAACAAGCGAAGAGCAAGTTTTTGTGCTAGAATGAAAGGTATGAAGAAGAAGTTGACAAGTGCGAAGACTGCTAGAGATCCTGACAGTCGTATAAACAAGTCACTTCGTGCTTGGAACTGTTAATTATAGGAGACTAAATATGTCTAGAGTTGAAGAATTGCAAGCAGAACTTAGAGTTCTGGAAGCATTTAATGAAACAACTCGTGCAACTATTCTACGCTCAATGCTAGAATACGAGATAGCAGCAGAGGAAAAGTCTCATGTCAATGGTATCGGAAGATCTTCTAGATCTTGATTGGAAAGATTACGAAGGTGTAATAGGACAAGATCCTATGACCCATAAATTTCAAGTTCAGTTAAATCATCATATGCATTGGTTTGATACGAAAGAAGAGGCTGAATATTATTTGAAAACTAATAAAGCATGAGTCAAGACTTTTATTTGGGAAACCCTAACCTTAAGAAGGTAGGGACGGAAATACAATTTACTAAAAAACAAGTAGAGGAATACCTTAAATGTAAAGAGGATCCTGTATATTTTGCTAGAAACTATATTAAGATTATATCTCTTGACGAAGGTATAGTCCCATTTAAGATGTGGGATTTTCAAGAGGAACTTATAGAATCATTTCATGAGAATAGATTTAATATAGCAAAACTACCAAGACAGACTGGTAAGTCTACTACCTGTGTGTCATACCTTTTACACTATATACTTTTTAATGATAACGTTAACGTTGGTATTCTTGCTAACAAGTTATCTACTGCTAGAGATCTACTTGGTAGATTACAACTAGCATACGAACAATTACCACTCTGGATACAGCAAGGTATTGTCGTATATAATAAAGGAAGTATGGAGTTAGAGAATGGATCAAAGATTCTCGCTGCATCTACTTCAGCATCTGCTGTCCGAGGTATGTCGTTCAACATCATCTTCCTCGATGAGTTTGCGTTTATACCTAACCATATTGCAGAACAATTCTTTAGTTCCGTTTATCCTACTATTACTTCTGGTACATCCACAAAAGTCATCATTATTTCCACGCCAAATGGAATGAACCATTTCTATAAGTTATGGGTAGATGCACAGAAAGGTAGAAATGGATATGCATGGTCTGAGGTTCACTGGTCAAAAGTGCCAGGTAGAGATGCGAAGTGGAAAGAGACAACTATAGCAAATACATCTGAACGACAGTTCACACAGGAATTTGAGTGCGAGTTCCTAGGATCTGTTGATACATTAATAACAGCAAGTAAACTTAGAGTATTAACTTACGATGACCCCCTTACGACCAACGGATCTCTCGACGTATATGAAAATCCTATACGTGATCATGATTATATTATATGTGTGGACGTATCTCGTGGTCTCGCACAGGATTACTCTGCCTTTGTGGTAATTGATATTACTCATGCACCGTGGAGACTGGTGGCAAAATATCGTGACCATGATGTCAGACCAATGGTATATCCTAATATAATATTCAACGTAGCAACAAACTATAATAAAGCATATGTCCTTACTGAGGTAAATGATATCGGAGAAGCAGTATCTGCTAGTTTATTCTATGATCTAGAATATGAAAATGTATTGATGTGTGCTATGCGTGGTAGAGCAGGGCAAATAGTCGGACAGGGATTCTCAGGCAACAAAGTCCAGATGGGTGTAAAAATGAGCAAGACTGTCAAAGCACAAGGATGCTCTAACCTCAAGACTCTTATAGAAGATGACAAGTTACTTGTTAAGGATTACAACATTGTATCAGAACTGACTACCTTCATACAAAATAAACAATCATTTGAGGCAGATGAGGGGTACAATGATGACCTTGTGATGTGTTTGGTTATCTTTGCATGGTTAGCACAGCAAGAGTATTTTAAAGAGATGACCGATCAGGACATCAGAAGACGTATATATGAGGAGCAAAAAAATGCTATTGAACAAGATATGGCACCATTTGGTTTTATAGATGATGGATTAGAACAAGAACAAGTAAAAGATACCCAAGGTAACATATGGACTATTGATATGAACGAAGAAAATCAAGAAAAATGGAAGTTAGATGAGTATGGAGACATGGCAAGTCTGTGGGACTATCGCTAAAGAACAAGATATTTCTAAATAATATTAGACAAAAATTGTTATTACATCAGGAGTAAATACATGGCTAGCACGCTTCTATCGCCAGGAGTCGAGATTCAAGAGAGGGATCTGACTGTCGGGTCGATTGAGACGGTTGAAGTAAACGTAGGAGCAATAGCGGGTGCCTTTTCCAAAGGACCTGTTCTTAAACCAGTTCGTATTACATCAGAATCTCAACTAATTGAACAGTTCGGTGAACCAACCGATAGTAATGCAAACGAGTGGTGGACGGCTGCAAGTTTTTTACAGTACGGTGGAGTTTTAGATGTTGTCCGAGTATCTACAAGTGGACAACTAACTGCATCCGACGATAACGTTACATCTCCTTATACACTTTCCATCCCAACAGTAGAAGTATACGAAGCAACTTACGCTTCTGCTGCATCAAACCCATTTAAGTGGGCATCAAGAAGTCCTGGTAGTGATTCAAACGCTATCAAAGTTGCAATCATTGATAAAGGTGCTGACGTAACTCTCTCACTTGACGGTGCATTAGGAACATTTGTTGTAGGAACTCAAGTTCAAACTGCATCTGGATCTCCAAATGGTTCAAAATCTGGATTCATTTACGAATGGGATTCAGTCAATAATAAAGTCTCCTTAATTACTTCTGACACATGGGTTGCTACTGACGTTATTGAAAATGGGGTAACCGACCTTAACGTAACAGCAAAGGCAGAATGGTATGATAGTCAAATTGCATTTGGTGGTATAAGTTGGGCATCAATCGCTCCTAGACCTGGCACTTCACCTTACGTTGCAGAACGTGGTGGTGCTAATGATGAAATGCACATTGTTGTATATGATTCAACAGGAGTTATTACTGGTAAACCAAATACATTACTAGAGAAGTTCATATATGTTTCTAAAGCAAACAATGCTAAGACTTCATCTGGTGCAGTAAATTACTATCCTACAGTTATTCTTAATAAATCTCAGTATGTATACTGGGGTTCACATGAGAACAATGCTTATGATGTAAGTGGAAATGCTGAGATTACTTCTCTTGCTAACTTCGGTGGCACAAACAATGCAGGAAATCCAAGCACAACTACATTTGATTTATTCTCATCAGATTCTGCTAACAGAAGTTATACTTTTGTAAAGGGTGCTGAAACATTAGGTGCAACATCTGGAGAGATCATGACTGGTCTTACTGAGTTTGCAGATACTGAGACTGTAGATATTGATTACTTACTCATGGGAGGAGGAGATGCATCAAGCAAAACAAACTCTCAAGCAATCGCTGCTAAAGTTCTTACAATCTGTTCTGGCAGAAAAGACTGTGTTGGTTTCCTCTCCCCTTACTACGGAGATGTCGTTGGAGTTACATCTTCAGCAACACAAACAAGTAATGTAGTAGATTTCTATTCTAACTTACAAGCAACATCATTCGGTGTGTTTGATAGTGGTTGGAAATACATCTACGACAGATTTGCTGACAAGTATCGTTACGTTCCTCTTAACGGAGACGTTGCAGGATTATGTGCAAGTGTAACTGCAAACGGTACTCCATGGTTCTCTCCCGCAGGATTGAATCGTGGTGCAATCAGAGGTGCTGTAAAACTAGCATTCTCACCAACTAAATCCGAAAGAGATACACTGTATCAAAAAAGAGTCAATCCAGTAACCAGTTTACCTGGTCAAGGTATTGTTCTTTTCGGAGACAAAACTGCTCTCGCTTCACCATCTGCATTTGATCGCATCAATGTCAGACGTCTTTTCAATGTGATAGAAAAGACTATCGGCAACGCTGCGAAGGGAGTCCTTTTTGAACTTAATGATGAGTTCACACGTAACAACTTTAAGAATGTTGTTGAACCATTCCTTAGAGGCATTCAAGCTGAAAGAGGAATTACAGACTTCTTAGTTGTGTGTGATGACACCAATAACACTGGTGCAGTCATCGACGCGAACGAATTTAAGGCAGATTTCTTTATCAAGCCTGCACGTTCAATTAACTTTATCACACTAACCTTCATTGCTACACGAACAGGTGTATCATTTGAAGAAGTAACCCCTCGCAGATAACAACGGAGCAATTTAACAATGGCAAAGAAAGGATTAGGTTTACTTACTTTCCAATCAGCAATTAAGGGCGGTGTTCGCCCTAACCTGTTCTCAGTGGAACATGGATTCCCAAGTGGAGTAGCAGAACCAACAGTTGACGGAACTGGAAAACCAGAAGAAGCAGTAACTTACATGTGTAAAGCAGCAGCTTTACCCGCAACAAATGTAGGAACAGTAGAACTACCTTTTAGAGGTAGAGTTCTCAAAGTGCCTGGCGACAGAACTTATGAGACATGGACTGGAACATTCTATATGGATGATGCATTCGAGTTACGTGCAGCATACGAAAAATGGATCGAACTAACAAACGGTGTAGGTGCAAACATTGCAACTGCAGGAATTAGTAGTGATGCTGATGGTATTCTTAAGAATATAAAAGTTGATCAACTAAGTAAATTTGATGGTGATGGACAGAACTTAAAAGTAATTCGTCAATACGAATTATTCTCCTCGTTCCCTGTATCTGTATCTCAGGTATCAGTTGCATACGACAATAATGATTCTTATGAAGAGTTTGATGTTGAGTTTGCATATCAATTCCACACATCTAAAGCAGTAGACGTAGGACAATCAGGAAACGATACTCTCGTTTAAAAACCCACATAAATAGTAAATATAAGAGACCACAAATATTATGGCAGAGTTATTCGGTTTCTCGTTTAAGAAGAAGGAAGGTAAGAGTCGTGCTCCGTCTCCAATCCAACCTTCTTCTGACGATGGAGCTACTAGTTATATTGCAGGGGGTTACTATGGTCAATATCTTGACCTAGACGGTAACTTCAAGACTGAGTATGACATAGTGAAGAAGTATCGTACAATGGCGATGCACCCAGAAGTGGATGAAGCAATTGAAGATATTATACATGAAGCAATAGTTGCTGACCAGAACGATAGTCCTGTTCAGATTAACTTGGATAACCTTGATGTAAGTGATCCAGTAAAAAATATAATTAGAGAGGAGTTTGATTATATTAAAAATCTATTTGGATTTGATAGTAAAGCTCATGAGATGTTCCGTAGGTGGTACGTTGATGGGCGTATGTATTATCATAAGGTAATTGATTTAGATAATCCTGCTGATGGTATTAAAGAATTAAGATACGTAGACCCACATAAGATTAAGAAAGTAAGGCAGATAACAAAACCAAAAACTGCAGATGAGTTTATGAAATATGACTTCGGTAAAGGCGAAGAGTATTTCCTATACAACCCTAAAGGTTTAAATAATACTTCCGCAAATAGTGGAATCAGAATTGCAAAAGACGCAATTACATATTGCACATCAGGTTTGATGGATACAAATAGGAATATTGTATTATCTTACTTACATAAAGGTATCAAAGTTCTCAATCAGTTACGTATGATTGAAGACTCTCTTGTTATCTACAGAATATCAAGAGCACCAGAACGTAGAATATTTTATATTGATGTAGGTAATCTACCAAAACAAAAAGCGGAAGCATATCTCCGTGAAGTAATGGGTCGTTATAGAAACAAATTAGTATACGATGCTAATACTGGAGAGGTAAGAGACGACAGAAAATACATGTCAATGATGGAAGACTTCTGGTTACCACGTAGAGAAGGTGGCAGAGGAACTGAAATTACTACGTTGCCAGGTGGTCAGAACCTTGGAGAACTTACAGACGTCCAATACTTTCAAACTAAATTATACAAAGCATTAAATGTTCCTGCAGGAAGATTAGATTCAACACAACAATTTAATGTTGGTAGATCTGCAGAGATAACAAGAGATGAATTAAAGTTTACTAAGTTTGTTGGAAAACTCCGCAAGAAGTTTAGTGACATATTCCATGACACCCTGAAAACACAGTTAATCCTGAAGAGTGTTATCACCCCAGAAGACTGGGATGATATGAAAGAGCATATACAATATGACTATCTTTATGACAATCACTTTACAGAACTTAAGAATCTTGAAATGATGACTGAAAAACTCAATGTTATCGCTGCTATGGATCCTTATGTTGGCAAGTATTTTTCTACTCAATACATCCGTTCTGAGATCTTAGGTCAGACAGAGATACAAATGGAAGAGATGGATGTTCAAATGACAGATGATATAGAAAGTGGAAGAGCAATAGATCCTGCAAGTCAAGTAGCATTAGATCAAGATACAATAAACGCGGACATAGAAAACATACCGAAAGATCAAGAGATGAAAGACGTGCAGATTGCACAGCAAAAAACTGCAGCTGCTAACGGGGAATCTCCACCAAAAATGAATGGTAGACAGGATCCTCGTAAATCTTCCGCGTCTCAAAATGGGAACGGTAATAAATAAAAGTTAGGTAACATTAAATTATGGCTACACAAGAACGAGAAATCGTTGACTTACTTTGGGACAACGATAGGGCAGATGCCTTAGATAAACTCAAAGATATGCTGCAAGTAAAAGCTGCAGCATCTGTTGATGCGAGCAAACTAGACGTTGCAAATCGTATGTTTCCACATGTACCTGATGATGGTCTTCCTCCAGAGGGAGAAGCGTCACCAGAGGAAACAGCAGACGTTATCAACCGTAACGATGTAGAAACAGAAGAGGAAACCGATGAAACTGATCACGGAACAAATTGAACCAGTTGAAATTCTAACCGAAGAAAAGGACGGTAAGAAGAACACCTATATTAAGGGTATCTTTTTGCAGACCGAGATCACTAATCGCAATGGAAGAATGTATAAGTTCGACACCATGGCGAAAGAGGTTAACAAGTACAATGAAGAATTCGTCAAACGCGGAAGAGCGTTAGGTGAATTAGGTCATCCCGACGGTCCTACAATTAATCTAGATCGTGTGTCACATAAGATAGTTCAGTTGACCCCAGAAGGAACAAACTTTATGGGTAAGGCAAAACTATTGGAAACACCTATGGGTAAGATCGCTAAGAATTTACTTGAAGAAGGTGTACAACTAGGTGTGTCATCACGTGGATTAGGTTCCATCAAGAGAGAAGGAACATCACAAATCGTCGCTGACGACTTTATATTATCTACAGCAGCAGATATTGTTGCTGATCCCTCCGCACCTGATGCTTTTGTTGAAGGTATATACGAAGGGAAGGAATGGTGTTTAGTTGATGGTGCGATTAAAGAGGCACAATTAGAAGCAGTTAAGCAGTCGCTTGACAACGCTCCTTCAACTCAAGAACTAGCAGAACGAAAGATTGCCGCGTTCAATGCTCTGCTAAGAAGTCTTTGATTTATAAATAATATTATTAAATCTTAACGCAATCTAATTTTATCCGTAAGGAGTACGTAAATGTCAAGTATTGATGAAAAATTCAAAAAGGTGATCGCAGAATCCGCGTCTCCTGAAGAAGTAAAAGAAGATGCTGC